ACTGACCTCCGCTGGGAGGGAAATGATGTGGTAGGAAAGGCATCAATCCTTGACACTCCGATGGGTCAGATCGTAAAAGGTCTACTCGAAGGTGGTGTCAATCTTGGTGTATCAACTCGTGGAATGGGTAGTCTTGAGCAACGCAGAGATGCGATGTATGTAAAGGATGATTTCCAGCTTAGTACGGTCGATATCGTACAAGACCCTTCAGCGCCCGGAGCATTTGTTAATGGGATTATGGAAGGTGTCGAATGGGTCTGGCAGAATGGTATCCTTACTGCTCAAGAAATATGTGAAGAACAAGAGACTGAAATTGAAATGGCTCCTACTGTATTGCGCCGTCCTGATGGCAATATACAGATTCGTGACTATAAAAATTTCCTCTCATCATTAAAAAATAACTTTTAATCTAGGAGAAAAGTATGTCAGAATATGACAACTATGACCTTGATGAGCAGGAAGTATCAGAAGAATCTACACCTGATATGTCTTACGACAGCAAGGGTGATGAAGGCAAGGCACTGGGTTCAGTGGATAGAGCCTCCAAGTCTGGTAAATCAGCACCTGCTCGTAAAGGTGACAAGTCTAACTCCCAAGGCAAAGAGAAGATCAAAACTGGTGACCCAGAGAAGCATTCTGAGTCAGTAGAGATCACCACCAAAGGTGGAATGATCAATACTATGTACCAGAAGTTCAACTCTATGGCAAAGGAAGACTTACAATCGGTATTCGCGTCAGTAATGGCAGAAGACCTGGTAGACGAATCAGCAATCGCTGAAGAAAACTATCAGAAACAACTGCGAGCACTGAGTGATAACGAAGTAACTCTTTCAGAAGAGTTCAAGGCAAAAACTGCGATTCTATTCGAAGCCGCCTTACAGTCTAAGGTAGCAGAAGAATCAGAACGTCTGGAAGCTAACTATCAAGAACGTCTTGAAGAGGAAGTTGCTGGATACCGCGGTGATTTGGTTGAGAAGGTAGATTCTTACTTAAACTACGTTGTTGAGCAATGGATGGAAGAGAACAAACTCGCCATTCAGAACGGTTTGCGTACAGAGATCGCTGAGAACTTTATGACAGGAATGAAAGACCTGTTTGTAGAGTCTTACATCGATGTGCCTGATACCAAGGTCGACCTCGTTGATGATCTCGCTGACCAAGTTGAAGAACTTGAAGAGGCACTCGGTCAACAGACTGAAGAGAGCATCCGTCTACTGGAAACTGTCAATGAGATGCGTAAAGATCAAATCATCTCTGAAGCAGTGTCCGACCTCGCAGAAACGCAAGCAGAAAAGTTCCGCACATTCTTTGAGTCAGTGGACTTTGATGATGAAGACACCTTCATTGCTAAAGTATCAACTGTCAAAGAAGCGCACTTCTCAAGCACTTCTACAGTGACTGTCGCTGAAGATACAGAAATTGATGAGTCCGGTGACGAAAGTCAGTTGGTCGAGTCCTCTGGTGCAATGAGTCAGTACCTCTCTGCAATCCGTAAGATCAACAAGTAAAACATAATAAAATTGATATCAAGGAGATATTTCAATGGAACTTAACTACGACCGTCTCGTAGAGAAGTGGGCACCCGTACTGAACGAGGAGACGTCTGGTTCAATCTCAGACCCTCATCGCCGGAACGTAACTGCCGCTCTCTTGGAGAACCAAGAAAACCAATTCCGCACTGACCGCGCTCAGTATGGTATGATGAATGAAGTCGCTGCTAACGCTGCTGGTGATGGCACTGCCTACACCCAAGGCGGTACTGGTGCTGCTTCAAACTGGGACCCTGTCCTGATCTCACTCGTCCGACGTGCTATGCCTAACTTGATGGCATATGACGTATGTGGCGTACAACCGATGACTGGACCTACTGGTCTGATCTTCGCCATGAAGTCTCGCTATGCTGGCGAAGATGACGGCGCTGGTGGTCATCGAGCACACAACGGTAAGAACCCCGGCGACGAGGCACTCTTCCAAGAAGCACACACTCCTTACTCCGGTGAAGATTCTGCTCATCCTTCAGGCACTCCTTCAGGTACGCAAGCAAACGGTCCTTCTGGTCTTGACCCCACTGTTGGTTCTGCTGTAGACTCAACTTCTATCCCTGAGTTCGGTGGCGGCCTAGCCACTGCGAAGGCAGAAGCACTCGGAGCGCCTGGCGGAGAAGAGTTCGGCGAGATGGGATTCACCATCGAGAAAGCAACCGTGACTGCAAAGTCTCGTGCGCTGAAAGCTGAGTACACCATCGAACTGGCACAAGACCTGAAAGCAATCCACGGTCTTGACGCTGAGGCAGAACTCGCAAACATCTTGTCTGCAGAGATTCTTGCTGAAATCAACCGTGAGGTTATCCGCACCATCAACAGTCAGGCGAAGTTGGGATGTACCAATCTCCACGCTGGTACTGCTGTAGATGGCGTCTTCGATCTGAAGACTGATGCAGATGGTCGCTGGTCTGTTGAGAAGTTCAAAGGTCTGCTGGTTCAACTCGATCGTGAGTGTAACCAAATCGCTAAAGAAACTCGACGTGGTAAGGGCAACGTAGTCATCTGTTCTTCAGATGTTGCTACTGCTCTGGTCGCTTCAGGCATGCTGGACTACGCTCCTGCCCTGAGCACTAACCTGCAAGTAGATGATACTGGCAACACTTTTGCTGGTGTCCTCAACGGTCGCATCAAGGTCTACATAGATCCTTATGCAGTCGCTGACTACGTTACTGTCGGTTTCCGTGGTTCTAACCCCTATGATGCTGGTGTCTTCTACTGCCCCTACGTTCCTCTTCAGATGGTTCGTGCGGTTGGTGAGAACGACTTCCAACCACGCATCGGGTTTAAGACGCGATACGGCATGGCAAGCAACCCCTTCGTAGGACCTACTCCTGCTGACGGTCTCGCTGCTGCTAGAACTAACCAATACTATCGCATCTTCCGAGTGGACAACATTCTGGTAACCTGATAGTAGGGTTAATAATAAGAATCGGGAATCTAATAATAAAAACCGGAAACGGAACTTACCCGACACCTTTC